TCACCCTGCATTTTTTGAAGTGTCTTCAAAATCTTCCGGAAAACCTTCCTCTGGCTCATCTGGAACATCATCATAGATACAATGCTTATGTTCCGTTGAATCCTGTTTATGTTTATTAAATTCATTCAAATATTCTTTAGCAACGTTCTGCAAAACTGCCTGAGAGGTTTTGTCTAAACGCTTATAAACCACAATAAAATCTTTAATGCCATTCACGATGACATCATCCGTATCCTTTAACAAATCCTGTACATAATCAAAGAGTTCACTATTTTCAGATTTGCTGATGAAAATATCGTCATCAGAGCCGCCGTTTCTCAACCAGCTTTCATTTACGTTATATGTGGAGCAAATGTCTGATATAACGCGGTCTGTAACACTGACACGAGATGTTTCAATGTTTCCTAAATTTGAACGACTTATATTAATCTGTTTTGCAAAGACTTCCTGACTTTTTATATGAAGAATATCTTTGCGTAAATATTTAATACGTTCACCAATATTCACGGTATCACCTCCATACATATGATAGTAACATTGTAAAAAATGATTGTCAAGGACAAAAAAATTATATAAAAAAGATAAAAATGCTTGACAAAAGCAATATTAAGTTTTATATTGTCCTTAAAGGACAGAAACAAGTTAAAACAAAGGAGGCGGTAACTATGACACAAGAACTGAAAGAAGATGTAAAAAACATTGTTTCAATTTTGGTGCAGCTTGATGAGGTGGGAGTGTCTTTGATGAATAACAATGCAAACTTACTGCTGGCAAGGCAGAATATGAGTGAAAAAAAGGAAAGCGAGGCGAAGTAATCATGATTATCCGTACAGAATTTGGTAACTTTGGTTGTCCGGAGGATTTATTAAGATTTATGCAGGAAGAAGGAATCGAATCCTGCACGGTAAGAAGTGAATACTGGGGTGCGAAATTAACCCCGATGCGGTTTACGCAGAAAGAGGTAGCGGACTGGATAAAGCTGAAGGAGGAATAAAAAATGCGGCTGTCAAAGAAAAAGTATAAGGCTTTAATTTGCGAATTAGATGAAATTAAGGTGAAACAGCGCAAACTGGAGCAGAAGACGGAACAGAGGCTGCTTAATATGGCAAAAAGAATCCTCAGAGAGCCGGAAAAACTCTCTGAGGAATTAAATCAAATGGATAGGCTTGATAAGTATATTAATGACGTTATTAATATTTCAAGACAAAAATGATGTGAAAGTGGGGTGAGAACTTAAAATGCCGGCATTTATTTTACTGATACTGGTATACATTATAGCGATTGGGTGCGTTTTTATCATGAAAAAAATACAACCCGAAAGCGTGTTTGTATATGCAGTCTGGGTTGTATTTGTATGTGTTTTACTTACATTGATTGTAATAATTCATTAAAGAAAGGACAAAGCATGTTGTATTACATATGTTCGCCTTATCGCGGGGCGACCAAGGAAGAAGTTGAAAAGCATATAAAATATGCAAGGAAACTGACAAGGACGGTATTGTTACACGGACATAGTGCGGTTGCTCCGCACCTATACATAACAAACTGCCTTAATGATTCCAAACCGGAAGAAAGAAAACGAGGATTGGAAGCTTCGTTGGAGCTATTAAAAAAATGCGATGTGGTTCTTGTCGGGCAGAAGTTCGGCATTAGTGAAGGCATGGCGGCTGAGATTAAAGAAGCTGAAAAATTAGGAATACTGGTGCTTTACAGGGATTAGGAATACCCGCTCACAGCCCTCAGAAGTTGTTTGCGGATTTGGGTTTCGTTGCGGTAGTTCCCCGCTTTGGCAGTGAAAAAAAATAGATACCTTAGACAGCTACCACCGCCAAAATAAAAGAATCGCAACAGCACACTGCAGTGTTGTGTTACCACTGCCGTGCGGCTCACAGGGCGTTTAACAGGAAAATGGCATATCCCCTAACCAAAATCCCCGGAAGCTGTATCCCCTCACAGCACCGCACGTCTGACAGCCATGCGGGTTCGATTCCCCGCCGCCCTGATTTCAACGTTGAATAATAAATAATAAAAGGCTGTGTGACAGGCACAGTCAGGTAACTTTTTGAATAACCATAATAATAAGGAGCGTAAAAAGGAGATTAATCATGATTGTAGAAGAACACCACATTGGAAAAACAACTATTTACATAGATGATAGCTGCGTAAGATATAAGACCCCAGAGGATGCAAAACCGGTAATGGAAAGAATCTATCGTATTTATAAAGAATCTGAAATACGGAAGATGTTAAAAGAACAGGGAAAGTGAGTAGTTTTTACTCACTACCGGAAGCTGATTTAATAGGAAAAATACAGACAGGATATGTGCCATTCCTCTCCCCCTCATAATGGCACAGCACCCACTTTTATATTTTAATTCATTTTTTTGTCTGAAATGCGGGTTCAAATCCCGCGCTTCCGTTCGGGACAAGCTGTTGTCCCGTGGCACGTTAAAGAAATGTATATCACAACATTGGCGGCATCACGCGACTCCATGCCGCCGGAAAGGAGAAATTTTATGCAGGTAATGGATTTGACAAAGATTGCAAACGGCGCACTGGTGGAAAAGGCACAGGCGGCAATCGAACAGGTTGTGCAGAACATGACAGATGTCAATACACCGTATAAAACAAAGCGTTCTGTAACAATAAAAATGACATTTGCACAGGATGAGGAGCGGGAAACTGCGGCATGTGAGATTTCTGTCCAGACGAAGCTTGCGCCGGTAAATCCGGTGAAGACAATGATTGGATTCGGCAGGGATTTAAAGACGAATGAACTGTTTGTAAATGAATGGAGCAAGCAGATTCCGGGGCAGATGTCTATGGATATGGAACATATACAGCCGGAACAGGAAGAAAAGGCAGAGGACAGCCAGGTAATTGACTACAGAAAGGCGAAGAAAGCATAGGAGGTATTTATGGAAAACGGATTAAAAGAAGCGCTTGCATATGCAGTAAAACTTGCAGAGCCGCATATTGTTCAATGCGATGGCGGCACTTTTACAGACAAGCCACTGGAAAGAGTAGTAAATGATGTAAGAGCAACAGCTCTTAAAATGCAGACACTGACAGGACTGGTAGATTACATTAAAAAGATGCAGATTGACACACAAAGATATGACCGGTGGATTGTGCAGGTGGACAGTCCTGTTTCTGTATCACTTTTTTCAAGACTGGACGACAACCGTAAACGTGAACTGCTTGCAGTTGCCGCAGCGGATTTACCGAATATCAGATATAATGCGTTTTTGGATGCGGAAGAATTTTTAATTGCGCTTCGTTCAATGTTTGTACAGTCAGAAGAAACAGAACTGTTGTTAAGGTTTGCTGGAACGGTTGAGATTGGAAGTGTACAGCAGTACAGCGATGACGGCATTACTCAGAAAGCCACGGTAAAGCAGGGAATTGCCGGTAAGGAAGAAGCTATTGTCCCAAGTCCGATAACGCTTGCACCGTTTAGAACATTTATGGAAATCGAACAGCCGGAAAGCGAATTTGTCTTCAGAATGAAGTCGAGTGAAAGAGATGTTTATTGTGCTTTATTTGAAGCAGATGGCGGCGCATGGAAGAATGAAGCCATGCAGAGCATTAAGCAGTATCTGGAAGAACAGCTTAAAGATATTGATTTTGTAACGGTTATAGCATAATAGTTTTTATCCGGCACAGCATGGTGCTGTTGCCGGATTCCATGGCAGGAGCATGATATGACAGTAGAGGAAGTAACGGAGCTTTACATCAACCAGGGTAAAAATATGCTTGAAACGGCGCAGGCATTGAATGTGAATCTTTCATATCTGCGGGCATTTATGCAGCGCAACCGGATAACGAAAGATGCCGCAGTAATGCACAAGATTGACAGTGCCAGAAAAGCACAGGAGCGTTGGAAGATGTTAAGTTCCAGTGCGATGGATAAGGACGGTGATATGAGTGGATAAGTCGGAATCAGACAGCGTTGTAAATGCTGTTTATTCTGATTCTACCGGTGTAATTACAGGAAAATGTCCGCACTGCGGCGATTATGTACAGCGGGTTTGGAACTTGAAGTGCTGTGGAAACTGCGGCAGACCAATCAGCTGGAAGGGCATACCGGTAGAGAATTATCACGACTTACCCTAGGAATAAATCAGAGATAGTACGAGTAAATACGAGTGAATCAGAGATAATACGAGTGAATACGAGTAAATCAGAGATAATCAGAGTTGGTACGAGATAATACGAGTAAGGTGGGAACATGAACAGGAATGAATTGTTTTCTTTGCTTATTCTGCGTGAAAAGGGTGCAAAAGCTCCGGCGACGGCAATGACTTATCAGCTGCCGTATTTGTAATTGATAACAATAACGGCGAAAAAATGCAGTTAAATCCACAGTTTGTAAATTCTTTCAACGGTTTTGTGGATATTCCCGAAAAATACAGAAGTGACAGAGGAAACATTGACACGGCAGAGGCCATGGAATCGTTAAAGGCACATGGCATGGCAGTGGTAATGCAGTATGGCAACAGCAACAGTAAAATAGCTGATATATTAAGCAGCTTAAACAAGACAATTTATGCGCCGCTGGAACCGGACAAGCGTATTAAATATATTACAGGTGCATTTGATGAATCTGTGAGGGATTTTATTGACCTGCAGAAGACGGTCGGTATTCCGGTGGACATTTTCCGGGCATATTCCGGCAAGGATAAGGCGCATTTGATGCTTTCCGGTTTATCATACCCGAAGACACGGCTGGACGTCATTCACGAATACGTCAGCGAAAATAAGGAACGGATCATGAATAATTTAAATGCCGGAACAATCCGGCTGGACAATGATATTAACTTCCTGTCAGCACCTGCGGCACCGGTACAGCCAAAGACCGGAAAACAGCAGAGCAGACAGGAAATCATGAGTAGATATTTAAGAAAATAGAGCAGAAAAGCGGATTATAAGCAGTGCAGGAGGAGAATTATGGCAATTTACAGGAATATACAAATGGCATTTTGGACAGACATTAAGGTGGTGGACGATTTTACACCGGAGGATAAGTTTTTTTACTTGTATCTGCTTACCAATCCGCATACTAACCTTTGCGGAGCGTATGAAATAAGCGTGAAGCAGATGGCAGATGAAACAGGCTACAGTCGTGACACGGTTGAAAAGCTTTTAAAGCGTTTTGCGGAAGTACATAAGGTTGCATACTATTCACAGGACACAAAGGAACTGCTTGTGCTGAACTGGCACAAGTATAACTGGACTGCATCCGAAAAGTTCAGAAAACCTTTACTGAAAGAAATAAACAGTGTTAAAAACGATAATTTTAAAGGCTATTTACTGGATTTATTCAGCGGTACAGATACCGTATCTATACCGTATGGATACGGTAGTGATACAACTGTTACTGTTACTGATACTGTTACTGTATCTCCAGTAGATATTGACAGTAATATTATTAACAATAATTGTTCAAGTGCGGCAAATGCGCCAAGTGTGGCAGTGGCAGATGAATTGAACGGTCGGAATTTGGTTCAGGACAATGATGAACCACATGAGCAACAGCAGATAGCCCCGGAGAATAACGGCGCTGATGATGCAGGCTTACAGTATTCACAAAAAATGGAGCGGCAGAAAGTGAAACAGGAAGCTGCACAACTGTTTGAAAAATTGTGGGGACAGTATCCGTGCAAGCGGGGAAAGGCGAAAGTGTCGGATTCTGCAAAAATTAAGCTGTTAAAAACAGGAGCAGACCAGATGCAGAGGGCACTCTCACGCTATCTGTCTGATTTGAAGAGGGAGAGCTGGCGCAAGCCGCAGAACGGAAGCACGTTTTTTACTTCCGGGTACATAGATTACCTGGACAGCAACTATGCACCGGCACCGGAACAGCCACGGAGCCGGGCGGCAGGCACTAAGTTTAATAATTTTCAACAGCGTGACATGGATATTGACAGCATGGAAAGGCAGTTGCTTAGTAATGCGATGTAGGAACATTGGTGATTTACTACGGAATTGACGACATTTTGAGGTGAAAGATATGGATGAAAATGTATTGAGAAAAATAAAAAAAATTAAGGCACTGGCAGAACGTGGGGTAGGAGGTGAGAAAAGTACAGCAGAGCAAAAGTTAAAGAAATTACTTGAAGAAAACGGTATAGTATCACTTGATGAATTGGAGAGAGAGCAGGCAGAATTTGAATTGTTTTCTTATAACGGCAAATATGAAAAAAAGCTTTTGATGCAGTGCATGTATAAGGTTTTAAAGGATTTAGATTTTAAAACATATCATAGGCGCGGGACAAAGCAAAAGGTGGGAATTTATTGTACTAAGGCGGAAAAAATAGAAATACAGTTGGAATTTGATTTTTATAAAAATGCTTTGCATGAAGAAATGGACAGATTAGTACGAGCCTTTATACAGGCAAATAAAATTTTCCCGGACAATACACCATATGATGATTCGGAATTAACAGAGGAAGATATAAAAATTATGAGTATGTCATCAATGATAGAAAAGAGAAATCGCAGATTGCTTTTGGAGGGAAAATGATAGAAAGTGGGTTGAGGGGACTCGAACCCCTCGGCGCCCAACTACTACATACGCTTTGCTCCTATTTCATTGGTTCCTGATGCAAAAACCCGCACTCGCCTGCACCCGCTGAAATGCTATTTACTACAGAAGTAATTGTCATAAGAGTACCTCCCGAAAAGATAAATCTGAAATTACAGTTATTTTTTAGGTTATGCGTCCACATGACAGAGCAACAAGATAAAATTATCGTAAGTAGTGAAGTAAATGGCTTAATTACAAATATATGATACATCTTATGTAGAAAAAAGTCAAAAGGTCAAGAAAGGAGAAGATTTATGGCAAAGTATAGAGATATTTTAGGCAACGAAAGAGAAATTGAAGATACGACAATAACAATTAGCCTTGAAAAGTACAACACATTGATTATCAAAGAAGCAATCGCTGATGGACTTATACAGGCCAAAAACAAGGAGAAGAAATTGGTTCAAGATACAGATGAATTATTGGAAATGTATAATGATGTTGTTAAGGACCTTGAAAAGTTTAAAGAATATCAGCAGTTAGAGGAGCAGGGCACACTTATCAAGTTACCTTTCAAGGCAGGATATCGGGTATATCTGATAAGCGAAAACTTTATTGAACCATGTACAGTTGAAGCAATATTCTTGTCGGATTATATGGATAAAGAGTGGAATCACAGCAACATGGCAGAAATTTATTACAACAGAGAAGACTGCCCTTATGTATCTACGGAAATATACTTTACTGATATTGGCAAAACAGTATTCCTTACAGAATCTGAAGCAGAAGCAAAATTGAAAGATATCAAAGCAAATCGGATTTAAAATTTTGTGCATAAGGAGATGTAAACGTGAAGATTATTGACAACCAGCCGCAGGCACAGATACTCGAAGATAAGATAACAGCAATAAGACAGACCAGGTATTCTGACAACGACTGCATGAATGCGGCGGTGCAGACGATTGTCATAGATGAACTGGTGGACATGTGGGAGAAGTTACAGAAGCAATGGAGTCCGTTACCGTAAGAGCGGTAGCGGGCTTTTCGGCGTTTAGGAAAGGACAGAAAAAATGAGAAGGATAAAATATTTTGCGGGACAGCATGAAACAAAGCCAATTAAAGACCAGAAAGAAATTGATGCGCTGTATGGCTATTTTGAGAATCATATCAAAGAAGCAAAATCACGCTGTAAAAAGTACCAGTGGGAACGGAACTGTATGCTTGTACATATTGGATTAAATACAGCGTTCCGTGCAGAAGACCTGTTGCAACTGCGGGTGGTCGATGTGGAAAAGGGATATGTGTCAATAAAAGAGAATAAGACGGGGAAGATGCAGAACTTCAGAATGAATAAAGAACTGCATCAGGACATTCTGGAATACATTAACAAGTATAATCTCGGCAGATATGATTATCTGTTCCGTGGTCAGAAAAAGTATGTGGACGGCAGAGCCTATATTTATCCGATTAACAGGCAGATGGGCCATAAGATCGTATCCAAAGCGGCAGAAGCAATCGGAATTCCGTATACGTTTGGTTTACATTCATTGCGCAAGACATTCGGGTATCAGTACATAAAGAAAGGCGGCAACGTAATAACCTTGATGAAGATGTATAATCATGCCTCTCCGGACGTAACATTGCGGTATGTTTGCTGGGGCAGGGAAGATGCAGAACGTGACCGGGAAGCGATGTATATTGGACCGAAGGGAAAGAACAGAAAAAGGTAAGTTATCCACAAAATTAACGGGATTTACACTTACGGTATCATTTTTGCATATGAATGATAGAACTGATATAATTGGAGCATAGGAAAATACAGAGGTTGAACAGCTAAAAGCGGCATGAGAAAAAATTATACACTTTTAGCAGTTATGTATCATTTTTTAGGGAGGGTTGTGGATAAATGCAGAACGCGACAGATGAGGATAAAATTGAATTTTTAGAGGGGTACAGGAGAGCAAAACTAAGGGAAGAAAATTATAAGCTTGAATCAGAGGCACTTATCAATTGCCGGTTAATTTCATCATCAAAGATTACCGGAATGCCGAAAGCACATAACAATAAAAAGGATTTATCACAGTTGCAGGAGTTCATTGAGAAGCGAAGTCAGGAATATATTGGCTACAGATATACAGCAGCAATGCGTGCGGCAGAGATTATGGAGTATATAAACAGACTGGACGATGAGCTTGAAAAGAAGATACTGTTGTTAAGATATATACAGCTGGATAGCAAAAACCGCCTGCGGGACTGGAATTATATAGCGGACAAGATTGGATACAGCAGAGCGGCACTGCACAAGTATTACAAAAATGCGCTGGAGCATTTGCAGATTCCTTAAAAAAATAAAAGTGTAGACAAAAATAGACACAAATAGACATTCATATGTGTTAATATAGTATCTGTCAAAACTGCATTGATTTATTCCAAGGGAAGGGAGTGCCTTAAAACAAGGCATTCCCTTTTGTCGATTGCGGGGAAGACAAAGACTGTGAGCAAAGACAGGTGAGCATGGTTGTGGCAGAAGGGTGTGGATAATATTGGCGGCAACATTTAGAGCAGACAGGGACGGCACCCATAGAGGTGCATTTGAAAAAAATAAAAAGAAAATATATGCAACGCAGAGAATTTGCGGGATATGTGGAAAGCCGGTTGATTTTAAATTAAAGTATCCGCATCCGTTATCGCCGTGTATTGACCATATTATTCCATTGGCAAGAGGCGGACACCCAAGTGACATTGAAAACTTACAGCTTGCACATTGGACCTGCAACCGGCAGAAGTCAGACAAACTGATTGAGAGCAGAGGAACAGTCAACAGCAATAATGCTGAAATTAAAAGCAACAGATTATTACCGCAGTCGATGGACTGGGCGAAATACAGAGAAAAGTAAGAGGGGGCATACCTCCCCCTCACGTGGGCACTCGTCCTTCAACGCCGTCACTGTGAAAATTTTCTCACGAAAATGAAAAGAGGGCTTCAATGGCAGAATATGAAGGAATAGCATACCTTAGAAGAAAGCTGAACACAAAGCAGACAAGGGTGAATTTAAGATATAAATACTATGAAATGAAAAATGTAGTAAAAGACATGAGTAAAATGACACCGCCGGGCATGAGGTGGCTGACGGCATCATTGGGGTGGTGTGGCAAATCGGTGGACAGTCTGGCAGACAGACTGGTGTTTAAAGAATTTACAGACGATAATTTTGACATAAACCAGATTTATCAAATGAATAATCCAGACGTATTATTTGACAGTGCGGTGCTATCAGCGTTGATTGCATCGTGCTGTTTTATTTATATATCCCCGGACAACGAGGGATTCCCACGTCTACAGGTGATTGATGGAGCAAATGCAACAGGTATCATTGATCCTATTACCGGACTGTTAAAAGAAGGATATGCCATATTGGAAAGAGATAGAAATAAGCAGATTACACTGGAAGCATATTTTACACCGGGCAGGACAGATTATATCCGCAAGGGGCAGAAAGAAATCGAGAGCTATTATAATGCGGCACCGTATCCATTGCTTGTGCCGGTTATTTACCGTCCGGATGCCGTGCGGGAATTTGGACACTCAAGAATCAGTCGTGCGCAGATGCAGATTATGCAGTCAGCGCTACGGACATTAAAACGTTCTGAAATATCGGCGGAATTTTATTCGTTTCCGCAAAAGTATGTGGTTGGACTGTCAGAAGATGCAGAGCAGATGGACAAGTGGAGAGCAACCATGTCAAGTATGCTGACATTTACAAAGGACGAGGACGGGGACAGCCCGCAGCTGGGACAGTTTACTCAGCAGAGCATGAGTCCTTATATTGAGCAGTTCAGAATGTTTGCGGCGGCGTTCGCAGGGGAAACAGGTCTTACAATGGACGATTTGGGTTTTGTATCAGATAATCCGTCCAGTGCAGAAGCAATTAAGGCAGCACATGAAAATTTGCGGCTGGCGGCGCGGAAAGCACAGCGAAACTTTGGCATCGGATTTTTAAATGCCGGTTATCTGGCGGCGTGTGTCCGTGATGATTATTCCTATATGCGTAGACAGGTATATCTGACAAAACCGTCATGGGAACCAATCTTTGAGCCAGACGCCGCCATGCTTTCGGGCATTGGAGATGGTGCTGTGAAAATCAATCAGGCGGTACCTGGGTATTTTGGAAGTGACAATCTTAGAACATTAACAGGTATAGATGCAAGCAGGAATCCGGTGATTATACCGGCAGAGGAGTAGGCACATGGAAGATGTAGCACCGGAACTGTTAAAAAGGATACGCACAGAGTTTAGCAGTGCTGTGGAGCAGAGCGGTAAATTAAAGGCCATAGAAGAAAAGATATTTAAAGGCACTGCTACATATGCAGAAGCCAATGAATATGCGATTGAAGCGGGCAGGCTTTTAGCCAGTGCGTATAAAAATAATATATCGGCAGCTGTGCTTCCAGATGGAAAAATGTATTATAACATTGCAGACAGGATTATTGGCCAGACGATGAAAGAGGATTATCAACTTATATCAGATGTGTCTGCACAGATTCAAAAGTCATTAAATGAAGCGGCTGGAATTGGGATTAATGCCATTGTGCCGGAGATGAATACAGACAGGGTAATGGGTATTATTAACAGGGTCAGCACAGCAGAGCAGTATGATGATATAGCATGGATATTGCAGGAGCCTGTGGTTAATTTTTCCCAAAGCATTGTGGACGATACGATTAAGGTTAATTCAGAATTTCATGCAAAAGCAGGATTGACAGCCAAAATTGTGCGAAAGCTTGCGGGTGGCTGTTGTAAATGGTGCAGCAGTCTTGCTGGAACTTATGTATATCCAGATGTGCCGAAAGATGTATACCGCAGGCATGAAAACTGCCGTTGTACCGTTGATTATACACCGGAAAAAGGGCGGCAATCGCAGAATGTATGGACAAAGAAGTGGAAAACTGTAGAAGAATATGATAAAATAGAAAAAAGAAAACAGATTGGATTATCGCAGAATATAAGCGGAATCAGGACAATTAATAAAAAGGTTGATCAAGATGAGCGTTTTGTAATACAGCCGGATAAAATTAATAAATTTTTATTAAAACCGGGAACGAAACATTCAAAAGAATTTTTTGATGTGGGATATTCGCCTGATGATTATGTAAAGCTATATAAGGATATAGCCGCTCAATTTGATATGGAAAAGGCTGAATATGATGAAAAGTCAAAATTCGGTCAGGGATTTAGCATAGATATGCAGTTAGGGATAACTAAAAAAAGAACATTTAAGACGGTTTGGCAGATAGACAAAGAGGGGGATAAGCCAAGGCTTATCACAGCGCACAGGCGGAGGTGATACGATGAAGTTGTATGATAAAGTAAAACTAAAAAGGAATAGTATAACAGGAATTATTGTAGATATTACATCAATAGACGGAAAAGAAATATTTACGATAGAAGATGATGTTAAACGTGCTGATAAGAATGGAACAGATTGGCCATTGTATCAATGCGAAAGAAATGAAATAGAATTAGCAGAATAAAGCTTATAATACCACTTGTCATAGGACAGGTGGTATTTTTGATATTAACAGGAGGAGCAAATGACGGAAGCGAGAAAAGGTGAGCAGAAGCCGACGCAATCCGTAGTTTTGCCTTATAACGAAACCAAGGGACAGGAAGCAGTTGACATATACAATTCTTCCGGACGTACAGCGCAGGAATGGCAGGAGTTAATGCTGTGTGACATTTTGGCGGTTAATGATGAGGGGCTATGGGTTCATACAAAATGCGGCTATTCAATACCCCGCCGTAACGGCAAGAATGAAATTGTTGTCATGCGGGAAATGTGGGGATTAAAAAACGGAGAACGCATACTGCACACGGCGCATAGAACAACAACATCACACGCAGCATGGGAGCGGTTATGCAATCAGTTGGACAAAGCAAAAATACCATATAAATCAATCAAGGCATCAGGTCGGGAAGCGGTTTATATCAAGGGAACTGAAGGACGGGTTGAATTTAGAACACGTTCATCCAAAGGCGGCTTGGGTGAAGGCTTTGACCTGCTGATTATTGATGAGGCACAGGAGTATACAGATGATCAGGCGTCGGCACTCAAATATGTTGTCACGGACAGTAAAAATCCGCAGACCATCTTTTGTGGTACGCCGCCCACTCCGGTAAGTTCTGGAACGGTTTTTCTTAAATTGAGAAAATCAGCACTTGCCGGAGAATCAATCAATACATTTTGGGCTGAATGGTCCATAGAGCGGCAGTCAGACCCGCACGACAGGGAACTGTGGTATCAGACCAATCCGTCACTTGGAACGGTATTTACTGAACGTTCCGTTTTAGATGAAGTTGGAGATGACCCGGTTGATTTTAATATCCAGCGTCTGGGATTATGGATACAGTACAATCAGAAGTCTGCGATAAGCCGCGCAGAGTGGCAGGAATTGCAGGCGGCGGCACTGCCGGGTCTGAAAGGAAAGTTATTTGTTGGAATCAAGTATGGAAGGGACGGAAAAAATGTTGCGATGTCCATTGCGGTTAAGACGAAAGAGGGAAAGGTACTGGTTGAAGCAATAGACTGCCGGGAAGTCCGCGCAGGAAACGCATGGATTATTAACTTTTTAAAGCAGGCAGATGTAAAAAAGGTAATTGCAGACGGGGCAAACGGTCAGCAGCTGCTAAGTGAGGAAATGAAGAAAGCAAAACTGAAAGCACCGGTATTACCTACGGTAAAGCAGGTCATTGTTGCAAATGCCGCATTTGAACAGGGTATCTGTTCAAAAAATATTGTGCATATGGGACAACCGTCACTGGAGCAGGCAGTCAGCAACTGCGAAAAAAGAGCAATCGGTTCAAATGGAGGATTCGGCTATAAAGCGATAAGAGAAGAAATAGAGATTGCTTTAATGGACAGCGCTATATATGCCTACTGGGCATGCAGTGAAAGCAAAGAAAGCAAAAAACAAAAAATCAGTTACTAATGGCACGTCAGAGGACGTGCTTTTTTAGTATAAATAACACCGCAAAAATGCAGAAAGGAGTTTGAAATGAGCGATTTCAAAGTGATTGAAACGCAGGAACAGCTTGAACAGGCTGTTGAGGAACGTTTGAATGAGGAGCGGGAGAAATACAAGGGTTATTTATCACCGGAAGAGGCGGCAGAGAAGTACAAAGGCTTCCTGTCGCCGGACGATGTGGCAGAAAAGTACAAGGGATACCTGTCACCGGATGAGGTCGAAAAGAAATATGCCGGGTATATTTCGGCAGAATCGGCAGCAGAAAAAGATACGAAAATCAAAAAATATGAACAGCAGGCAGTAAGGACAAAAGTTGCAAAGGAAACGGGTTTATCGTATGAAGCTGCTGATTTTATTAAAGGTGATAATGAGGAAGAAATGAAAAAGAGTGCCGAAGCACTTAAAAGCATTATGGGCAGGCATGGAGCACCCCCGTTAAGGAGCAGTGAAACAGGGCAGGGCAGTGACAAAGATGAAGCATTAAGAAATACGTTAAGGAAGTTAAAAGGAGAGTAAGACATGGCAGATGTATTAAAAAAGGGTGAATTATTTGCACCGGAAACAGTAACAGATTTATTTAACAAGGTGGCAGGAAAGTCGTCACTTGCAAAACTGGCAGGAACAATGCCGATTCCATTTAATGGTTCGGAAATTTTTACATTCAGCATGGACGATGAAGTAAATATCGTTGCGGAAAATGGTGTAAAACCTGCAGGTTCGATTGCGTTGGCACCAATTAAGGTTGTGCCGATTAAGGTTGAATACGGCGCAAGGGTGACGGATGAGTTTATGTATGCCACAGAGGAAAAACAGCTTGATATTTTAAAAGCGTTTAACGAAGGCTATGCAAAGAAGGTTGCAAGGGCGATTGACATCATGGCAATGCACGGTTTAAACCCACGTACAAAAGAGAAGTCGGCGCTCATCGGCACGAACAGCTTTGATACCAATGAGAGCATTACAAAGATTACGTATGATGAAGCATTAATTGAGGACAATATTGAAACAGCGATTGCGGCGGTAAATGAAGCTTATGATGTTACAGGCATGGCAATGAGTAAGACTTTCAGTTCTTCACTGGCTAAATTAAAGGTAAATGGCGTGAAGCAGTATCCGGAACTTGCATGGGGTGCGAATCCGGGCAGTGTAAATGGTCTTTCTGTTGATGTCAACAGCACTGTTTCATTTAATAATTCCAAAGATAAGGCGATTGTGGGCGATTTTGCAAATGCATTTAAGTGGGGATATGCAAAAGAAATTCCACTGGAAATTATTCCATACGGCGATCCGGACCAGTCAGGCAAGGATTTAAAAGCCAATGGACAGATTTATTTAAGATGTGAAACTTATATTGGCTGGGGAATTCTTGATCCTACGGCATTTTCAAGAATTGAAGTAACAGAGTAGGTAACGGTATGAAATATCAGAATATCAAAACAGGGGCTGTGATTGAAACAGAATCTATTGTTGAGGGCAAAGACTGGCAGGCGGTAGAGCCTGCCGGACAGCCGGAAAAGACATCACGAAAGCGTAAACAGGTGGTAAAAGATGAGTGATTTTGCAACGATTCAGGATATTATTGATTTGTGGCGTGAAGTTACGCCACAGGAGCGGGAAAGAGCAGAGAAACTGCTTCCTGTTGTGTCAGACAGTTTACGGACGGAAGCCCGGAAAGCCGGTAAAAATCTTGATGAAATGCTTGAAGAAAATGCAGAAATGGTTAATGTCGCAAAGTCAGTGACTGTTGATGTTGTTGCAAGGACACTCATGACATCGACAGATTCAGAGCCGATGACACAGACCACAGAATCTGCGCTGGGATATTCTTTATCCGGTACATATCTGGTGCCGGGCGGAGGACTTTTTATAAAAAGGTCGGAACTGGCAAGACTGGGACTTCGCAGACAGCGTTATGGGGTGATTGATTTATATGGCGATGATTAAGGGAATAACAGTTGTACTGGTAACGAAAGTAAAAGCAGGTACAGATGAATTTAATGCGCCTGTGTATGAACAAAAGGAAGAGGAGATACACAATGTTTTAGTTGCTCCGGCATCATCTGATGATATCGTGACGGCACAGGACCTTTATGGCAAAAAGGCTGTTTATACACTTGCCATTCCAAAATCCGACAAGCATGACTGGAAAGACTGCGACGTGCGCTTTTTTGGTGAAACATGGCATACAGTTGGATTCCCGGTACAGGGGATTGCAGAAAATATTCCGCTTGACTGGAATAAGAAAGTGACGGTGGAACGGTATGAGTAAAGTGAAAATTAAATTAAACCGTGAAGGGGTACGGCAGATGTTACAGTCACAGGAAATGCTTGCAATTTGCAAGGAACACGCATATGAGGCACAGTCAAAGCTTGGTGAAGGATATGAAGTGACTTACAGGCAGGGGAAAAACCGTGTCAATGCCGAGATTGCAGCCGTGTCCGGTAAGGCGGTCAGAGAAAATCAGAAAAGAAATACAATATTGAAAGCGTTAAGGTAGAAGCATGATTGAGAAAATTATCCTGGATTATTTAAGTCAAAATCTGTCTGCCCCTGTCAGTATGGAAGTACAGCAGGGGCAGACAGATTTTGTTGTTATTGAAAAGACGGGAAGCTCCGCAGACAATCATATTGATTCGGCAACAATTGCAGTCCAGTCATATGGCAGAACGATGTATAAGGCGGCTGAACTGAATGAAAAAGTGAAAGCAGCAATGGAACGGCTTATCGAACTGGATTCGGTTTCGAAATGTGAACTGAATACAGATTATAACTTTACAGACACAGATAAGAAGCAATACCGGTATCAGGCGGTATTTGATGTGGTTTATTAAGGAGGTTAACATGGCAAACGATGCAAACAACGTATCAACGAGTAAACCAAAGGTGGGAGGTGCAGTATTCAGAGCGCCTTTAGGAACAGCACTTCCCACGGATGCAAAAGTGCAGTTAAATAGTGCATTTGTTTCACTTGGTTATATAAGTGAAGATGGTATGGTAAACAGCAATTCACCATCATCAGACAAAATTAAGGCATGGGGCGGCAAGACAGTGGAAACGGTTCAGACTGAAAAGCCGGATACATTCCAGTTTACATTGATTGAATCGCTGAATGTAGAGGTGCTTAAAACAGTGTATGGTGATGAGAATGTAAGCGGAACGCTGGAAACAGGGATTAAGGTTGCTGCAAATGATCAGGAAGCAGAGCCGTGTGCATGGGTATTCGATATGGTTTTAAAGCAGGGAGTTGCTAAAAGAGTAGTAGTGCCATCTGCTACAGTGACGAGTGTGGGTGATATTTCATATAAGGATAATTCAGCAATCGCTTATCAGGTAACGATTACAGCAACACCGGACAGCAATGAAAATACACATTATGAATATCTGACCGGAAAGATTCAGAACATAGGAGAAGAATAAGATGATTACAGGTGAAACAAGTACAGGATTTAAGTACTCCATTGAAGATGGGGCGATTGACGATTATGAACTGCTTGAGATTTTATGCAAAATTGATAAGGGCGATTATGGGCTGGTAACGGAAATGGTCGATAAACTGCTGGGTGATAAAGAGAAAGAGCGGTTAAAAGACCATGTACGTAATGAATCAGGACGGGTTTCAGCAACACGCATGATGAGCGAAGTTATGGAGATATTCAAGTCCAATAAATCGGGAAAAAACTGATTACCCTCGCCGGTATGTTGGCGGTTGATGAAGATGCGTTAATGTGCGATTTAGCAGAAACGTATCACATATTTGACTATAAAGAGCTGCCTTGTATAAAGGTGGCTCTTTTTGCATCCGGGTTGAGGGAAAACAGCAGAATCAAAATGAAAATAGCCGGCATGAAATATCCGCTTGAAACAATGGTAGGTGTTGCCATGTTAGACAGGGTATCTCTATTGCTGTGGCTACAGACAAAAGACGGCCAGAACGGAACGAACAGACCAGAGTCGGTAATGGCAAAATTGCTGGGTGAACAGCCGGATAAAGAGGTTGTTGCATTTAGGTCTGGAGAAGATTTTGAAAAATGCTGGAATGCGATTACGGAAGGAGCGGAATAATGGCAACAGAACTTGCAAAAGCATATGTGCAGATTATCCCGTCTGCAAATGGAATCAAGGACAGAATAACGGAGCAGTTAGGCGGAGAAGCAGAAAAAGCTGGTGATTCTGCGGGAAATCTGGCAGGCAGTAAGCTTGTATCCGGCATTAAGAAAGTCATTGCGGTAGCAGGAATCGGTGCAGCATTAAAAAGTGCAATTACAGAAGGTGCGGCATTAGAACAGAGTATCGGCGGTATTGAAACATTGTTTAAAGACAGCGCAGATATTGTTGAAGAAAATGCAAAGAAAGCCTATAGGACGGCGGGGCTGTCTGCCAATGCGTACATGGAAAATGTCACGAGTTTTTCAGCCAGTCTTTTAAGCAGTCTTGGCGGCAATACGCAAAAGGCGGCAGATGTCGCGGATATGGCAATGGTTGATATGTCTGATAATGCCAATAAAATGGGAACGGATATGCAGGATATCCAAAATGCGTATCAGGGTTTTGCAAAGCAGAATTACACCATGCTGGATAACTTAAAGCTTGGATATGGCGGAACAAAGACCGAAATGCAGAGACTTCTTGCAGATGCACAGAAAATAAGCGGTGTTGAGTATAATATCAACAATTTAAGTGATGTGTATGAGGCGATTCATGTGATTCAGGGTGAACTTGACATTACAGGAACGACAGCAAAGGAAGCGGCAACAACCTTATCCGGTTCATTGGCATCTATGAAAGCGGCGGCAACAAATGTATTAGGCAATCTTGCACTGGGGGAAGACATTGTACCGGCACTTGTAGAATTACGGGAAACGGTGCATACATTTATAGATGATAATCTTATTCCTATGCTAGGGAATATCATAAACGCATTACCGGGAGCATTGCAAGGGGTGTCAACTCTGATTGTTACAGAGTTGAATGCGGCATCAAAGCATAGCGATGAAATAGTAAATACCGGAATAGAAGTTGTTGAAAATTTAATAATAGGTATTTTAACGGAAATACCATATTTGGCAGAAGCGGCAATTAGGCTTGTTGCTTCTTTTGCTTCGACTTTAATAGATACAGATTGGAGCGAAGTATGTAGGCAGTTTATAACAGGACTTACAGAGAATCTGGACGTGGCGGCAGGTGAGATATTGGGAACTGACGGAAATATTGTTGAATCTGTCATAACGGCTGTTAATAACGGACTTCCGGATGTATTGAATAAAGGCGTTGATTTGGTCGGAAACCTTGCAGACGGGATATTATCAAATCTTCCGTATGCGGTTGAGTGTATAGGCTGTATTTTGCAAAGTCTTGTTGAGTTTATTCTGGACAATCTGCCGCTTATCTGGCAGTCAGGAGTTCAAATTATTGAAAAATTGGCACAGGGGCTGATTGACAATCTGCCGGAAATTGCATCATCTGCGGGGGAAATTATCATTCAACTGCTGGCATCTATTGCAGAAAGGCTGCCGGAGCTCTTAGAAATGGGCTTTACATTGATTGGAGAGCTGACAGCCGGATTGATAAAGGCAGTACCGGATTTGCTGGCGGAAATACCGGGTATTATCGGTGATATATGGGATTCATTTACCGATTTTGACTGGGCAGATATTGGAATCAACATTATAAGCGGTATAAAAAATGGTATTGTAGGTGCTGCCGGGACGATTGCGGATGCGGCAAAAGATGCCGCCAAAGGTGCTTTAAACGGTGTAAAGGGTCTGTTGGGGATTCATTCGCCGTTAAGAGTATTTGAAAATGAAGTCGGTAAAATGATTGATTTAGGACTGGCGGAAGGTATTGAAAATAATGCCGGACAGGTCACAGATGCCATGAAGGAGTTAAGCGATTCAACGGTTGGAACGATACAGACAGATTTAATGGTAAATCCGGTCACAGGGACGGCGGAAACAGTACAGTCGTCTACGACACAGATTAATTTCAATGGTTCATACTCATTCAGAGATGAAAAAGACATTGATTATTTTATGAATCAGGCGGCATTAAGATTGGCGGTGAGCAGATGATTGTAAACGGAATCAATATGGCACAAAAGTACGGCACAAAAATAATGTGGCTGAATCAGGAAGTCCGGTCAAGAAAAATCATTACGCATATGAACTGGTTGGATGAAGCATATGATCCGGTTCAATGTAAAGAAAATTCTTATAGGGAATTTGATATTTATATTGAACTTTTGGTGAAAGGAAACGCTTCGGAATTTGAATTGCTTCGCAGTAGTCTTTTGAAAGATTTTGACAGTGGAAGAATACAGCTTGATAAAATAGATTTCCTTTATGATTTCTGTATACAGAGTGAAAATCCTACAAGACTCAATGCGACAAAGAGCAGATACGAACTTACCCTAACCGGCTACAACAAGCTTGGAGCACGGCAGAGTATAGATTTTACAGGGACAGAGCAGACGTTTACGGTATCGGGAACAGATAAGACGCCGCTGGTGGTTACAGTGTCATCTAACATCGGTTTGAACAGTCTGACGATTGAAGGATTGACAGAACAGGCATTTACAATTTCAGAGGTACAGAAAGATTCTAAAATAGTCATTGACGGTGAAAATTGCACGATTACCGAAAACGGTGAAAATATTTTAGGAAAGACGGACCTGTGGGAGTTCCCGCAGGCAGAACCGGGAAGCCGGACATTGAAGCTTAGCAGTGTATGTACTGCAAATTTAAGCTATTATCCAAGATACAGATAGAAAGAGAGGAAATGACAATGTTGACTAAAACATGTGAAACAACAGAAAAAAAGAGTTACATGGTGCGGGGAAGCAGCACCGTAAAGGAAAATGATGGAACAACAACAACGGTATGCACATTCAGTACCGGATTTGATAAGGTCAACGGCGAGCTGCCAGACAGCTCTATCGTGAGCATTACACAGACGGTATTAAACAGCAAGCTTTACAAAGAGAATAAGACACAGTGCCGTGCAGATTACACGGAATTTGCGGACTATGTAGATGCATTGATTGATGGAACAGCGGAGGAATAAGATGAAGGTAAAAATGAAGTTAGGTGAATTACAGAGTGTGATTGTGAGTTTGCAGGCGGTAAAAGCAAAGAAGCTTCCGGTTAAGGTGCAGTATGCGCTTGCAGTGAATATTAAGACACTGACAGAGAAATATGTGGCATACAACGCCCAGCGGACAGAAATTCTTGAAAAGGATTGCGTAAAAGATGTAGACGGACACCCTGTATTAAAAGACCGGGTAACAAAAAATGCCGTAGGTAAAGTTGTGGATACACAGCAGGAATACACCTACGGCAGTGATGATGACAGGGAAAGGACATTAAAGGAAGTTGCCGAATTAAACAGCATTGAGGAAGAACTGGAAATGAATAAGATTACGCTTGAAGAATTAGAACGCTGCGATGAGGAGCCATATGATGGATTAACCGGAACCAACGTGCAGGATATGCTGTTTATGATTTCTGAATAAAAAAGGAAAGTGAGGGCGGCAATGCTTCGATTGTTAAACGCACAGCGGCAGATTATGCCGCCGGTTACAACTTATAATGATTTGAGAATAGAGCGTGTACTGGGATATGATGACCGCACGCTCTATTTTTCTGTTCCGGTCTATGCCATGCCGGAAGAAATGAAGCTGGAGAACTATATCCGGACAAAAGAGGACGAATATGTTATACGTCAGATGAATCTGAATGGCGACAGCTATGAAATAACGGCGCAGCTGAATGTGGAGGAACTGGAAGGCACGCATTTTGATACTTTTGCGACAACAGAGCAGACGATTGTACAGGCGATGAACCTTGCATTTGCAGGCACAGGCTGGCGGTGTGAGAGCCGTCTGACAAAAAAGCGGACGATTAAAAAGACAAATGCATCTGCCTGGGAGATCTTAAAGCAGGCGGTAAAGACCTACCGTGTTGAGCCGGTGATTGACAGCTTAAACAAAATAGTGACATTCGTTGAAAAACGCGGAAGCGACAGAGGAGTGTATTTTAGCAGCCAATTAAATTTAAAATCTGTCGGACAGCAGGCGCAGACAACGGATTTTTATACACGAATTATTCCGATTGGAAAAGACGGACTTACCATAGAATCTGTTAATAACGGTGTGAAGTATCTTGAGGACCACACCTACAGCCCGAAGATAAAGACGTATTACTGGAAGGACGAGCGTTACACGGTGCCTGAAAACCTTATGGAAGATGCAGGGGAAAAACTGTATGACCTTGCGCATCCGGTAGTTGCATATACCTGCTCTGTGCTTGATCTGGCAAAGGTAAGCCGGAAATATAGCATTTTACAGTATTCCCTTGGTGATACGGTGCTGGTTATTGACAAGTATACTAAAATCCGTGTACAGCAAAGAATCGTTAAAATGACCGAATATCCAGATAATCCGGATAAAAACACCTGTGAAATATCTAATGTAAAGTTAAGTTTTGAGGAGTATGCGCAGAAGTATGAGGATACAAGCGATACGGTAGACAACATAACAACGGATAACGGAACGGTGGACGGAGATGCAATCGACAATATTGATGCCGCAAAAGTACAGCACTTAGATGAAGTCATTGCCAGCAGTGCAAAATTTGTTGAGGTAAATACGAAAATTCTGAACGTATCGGATATGCTGAGTGCGGCCAATGCCAAAATCGGTACATTGGAAACCACGAAGCTTACGGCAACGGACGCGGATTTGAAGTACGCTACGATTGAAAATCTTAGTGCAGCAACCGGCCGCATTGACATACTGGAAACAAACGCTCTTACTGCCAGCAGTGCGCTGATTCATAGCCTGACATCGGACGTGGCAAATATTAACACACTGATGTTTGGAACAGCTTCCGGAGGAAGTCTTACAACAGAATTCAGTAATACAGTTGTCGGATTGATAGGAGATGCACAGATTAAGTCGGCAATGATTCAGGACATTGTTGCGGATAAGATTACAAGCGGCAGGCTGTATACCAATCTTGTAGAAGTGGTAAGTAAGTCCGGCAATCTGGACATTGCAGATAATACGATAAAAATCAGCGATGATGCGCAGACGGCAAGGGTGCAGATTGGAAAAGATGCTGCCGGGGACTATAACATTTACATTTGGGACAAGAATGGAAATTTAATGTTTGATCCGTTGTACGGTGTACAGGAAGACGGCATAAAAAGACCGGTTATCCGCAATGATATGGTGTCTGACGATGCCAACATTTCTGCAAATAAGCTGGATATTACCAGCCTTTTTACGGTTATTAACGGTAGTAAAGAGACAATTAACAGCGCGCGGGTGTTTGTGGATGCAGACAGCCAGACGTTAGATGTTGCATTTAAGCAAATGACAACCGATGTACAGACGGCAACAACAAAAGCAGACAGTGTCTACACTCTTGCAGAATCCGCAAACAATAACGCAGCTTCCGCACTTGCCCAGGTGCAGACCGTAACGGAAACCGTAAGCACGCAGGGAACACAGCTTACAGCTGTACAGGGGCAGTTAAACAGCAAGGTGTGGAAGCAGGACATTACAACGATGGTGAGTGAGCTGGAGATTGGGGGGAGGAATCTGATACCAGATTCCGGCTATGAAGGAACGAGCGGCAGTGAAGCCACATGGGGAACGTGGATTGCAAAAACGATAGAAGACGGAAATAATAGTGAAAAAAGTTTAGGAATACGTGCAACAGGGACGGGCGTTGATGCATACGCGGCCAGAAGTATTTCAAGACCCCCAAATGGAATATATACGTTATCTATGGATATTAAAGCAAGCGAGCCGTGTGGACTGTGTGGTGGGGTATATCTGCAGTGCGATGGTGGAAGTTATTGTGGTTGTCCGGATTTAGTTGCAGGAACAGAAATAACCACGAAATGGAAAAGATTTAAAAAGACTTTTCAAATTGCTGATAATTGGAACAGTAATGCAGTACGCATAATTCTTAGACCGGCCGGGAATACGCAGATAGTTGTATCATACGATAATATAAAGCTGGAAAAAGGCAACAAAGCCACAGACTGGACCCCGGCGCCGGAAGATATAGACAGTTCCATATCGGCACTCGAAGGTACAACAACAACGCTTAGTAATCAATACACATCGTTAAATCAGACCCTTTCAAGCTTGACCGCAACGGTTAATGCCAATACAACGGCGATTACCCAGAAGGCGGACGGAAGCACGGTGACAACGCTTCAAAATAATTTAACAACGCTGGAAGCCAATTTGAACGGATTCAGGAGCGAGGTCAGCAGCACTTATACAACGAAAACGGATTTTAATAATCTGGAGATTGGCGGAAGAAATCTTTTTTATGGAACGAAGGCATTTGTAATCACAAATGCTAAAAGTTTTGGTAGTTCAAATTCATGGATTACATCTGAAACATATAATGGTCTAACAGTCCGGAGATATGGATATTCTTGGGATTTTTATAGACCAGTTATCAGTTTAGAATCTGGTAATTATGTATTTTCAGGGTATGCAAAAGGTACAAATAGCAAAACTGTATTCATGCAAGTGAATGCCGGAGATACTGTATTATGCTACAAAGCTGCTAATATAACAACCGATTGGAAACGTTATTTTGTTTCATTTCAGCTTACAGAGAAAACCGATGTAACATTTTATTTTGAATTACGAGACACTGGTGGAAATATTTACGAGTGTGGTTGGAAACTCGAAAAAGGAGATAAACCCACCGACTGGACACCAGCCCCGGAAGATTACAGCACCACAGAACAGATGAATTCAGCAATAAAGCAGAGCGCGGACAGCATAAAGACAGAAGTAAACGGTACGTTAAATAATTATGCCACAACAGCAAGTCTGGAGTTAAAGGTCAGCAAAAACGATAATAGCCAGATTGTAAGCATGATAAATGCAAGTGCAGATGTAATTAAATTAAGTTCCAACCGATTTCAGTTGGACAGCACCTATGCGAAGATTAATTTAGATGGAACGGTTGCATTTACGGGCGGAACGATTGGAGGCTTTCAAATCACAAGCACGGGAATTAACGCTGCGAATGGACTGGTTGGAATGAATATTACAAGCGGTTGGGCATTTCATGCGGGAAATATTATAGCTGGAACGGACAGAACTGTTTTTTGTGTGGGACATGAGGGCAATGTTTATTGTCATAATTTTTGGAGTGATAACGCAATGATTGTTGGTGGCAGCATAAACGTAAATAACAATTTCATTGTGGATAGTTCCGGAAATTTGACAAGTAAGGGAAGTGCAGACTTTCAATGTGCAACGACCTACGCAAATGATTTTCACAGCCGCGGAAGTATTTATGCGGCAAGCAACATAGATGCAGGGTCAACGATTGGGTGCAATGATATTCTCGTGAAGAATAACGCGTATGTCCGGGAACAGTTTTATTACTGGTATAACGACAGCTGGGTAAGGCTTAGGGATTATATTACGGCGATAATTAACGGAGGCTAATGAAGAAATTATGAAAAATTATTATGACAGCAGTTAGGCGCATAAGCGCTTATTTTTTTACCCTAAAATAAATTAGAGTTGCACCGGTGCAACAGAAAGGATTAACAATGGAAAAAATTAAAATGATTATTATTACAGTATGGGGCGCCTTGATGAGCGCGCTTGGAGTTTTGGCAGTGCCGGTATTATTGCTGGTGTTCTGTAATGTGATTGACTATTTTACAGGAGTGGTAGCGGCAAAATACCGTGCACAGACCATTAACAGCTACAAAGGAATCAGGGGTATTACAAAAAAGGTGTGTATGTGGCTGTTAGTCGTTGTGGGCGTGGTAGTAGATACGTTATTACAGTATGCAGGGGACACAGTGGGAATTGCTGTGCCGTTTACATTTTTAGTAGCGTGTATCGTTGCAGTGTGGTTGGTGTGCAATGAGTTAATTTCTATTTTAGAAAATATCTCAGATATTGGTGTAACACTGCCGCCGTTTTTACAGCCGATTGTGAAGAATTTAAAGCAGCAGGTAGAAGATAAAGCAAATATTGAAAGTGAGGACAAATAATATGAAAGTTGGATTAATTAGTGGACACGGCGCCGGTGACTGCGGTGCCTGCGGATATGGATATGAGGAAGCAAATGAAACAGTAAGAATTGTTAAGATGTTAGATAAAAGATTGCAGGACTGTGGGATTGAAACAGTCGTGTATCCATACGGTCGTAACGCATTTAAGGACTGCAACCGCGGTTTGGGCTTACAGGTAGATTTTTCGGATTGCAATTATGTGTTAGAGGTCCATTTAAACAGTGGACGCGGGGACGAAACCGGGGACGACAGCATAGGCGGAACGGAAATCTATGTAACACCACGCGAAGCTACGACAGGGACAGAAAACCTTATTTTAGAGTACATGGAAGAA